TGTATGGCTAATGTTAAATCAAAAAAGGGGTGAGGCTAAAGATTATGTATTATCTTCTAATGAGACTCATACAATTAGAGAATTTGTAGTTGAGGCTTTCAATTTTGCTGGATTCCACAGAAACGAATGTAAATGGAAAGGCAAAGGACTAGAAGAAAAATATTTTCATGGCCCTGACTGCTTAATGGAGGTTAATAAAGATTTTTACAGACCCGCAGAAGTAGATTTGCTGTGGGGCGATTCCACAAAAGCCAGAGAAGAGCTTGGGTGGGAGCCAAAAACTAATTTTGTACAACTGGTGAAAAAAATGGTTGACTGCGATGTCTTTTCATCGCAAATTTTTCCGTGAGCAAATCAAAAGGGCCGAATAAAAGAGAAATCATTTTTCGTTTAATCGAAGTCCCAGACAAGGGTAGAAGACCCTTTTTTGCTAGGGAGATGAAGATGCTTAACGATCTTTGTGAGCGATATTCACAAGATTTTATGGCTATCGTATCTTTTGAAAAAAAGTTTGACTCTTTGGCTTATCTTGTTAGTGATAAGCTCAAAGACACTATGGACAATAAATTTAGGGCATTCAATTTTAAGGTTGACTTATCGAAGTATAAAACCTATGATATAGGTGACAAGGTGGGAAAAGATCTCGATATATCTCGCAAAACAAAAACAATAAAAGATTTTTTACATGAGTGAAGAACCAGAACCAAACGACATTTTAGGTAACTTTTTGAAATCAAATAAGAGCGATCATTATAACTTTGAAGAAGAGCATGATTATAAAGTCTCTAGTGGCTCTCTTCAGTTTGATCTATGCATGAACGGAGGCTTCGGACCTGGGTTGCATCGTTTTACTGGTCTTACCGAAGGAGGAAAAACATCCGAGGCTTTAGAGGTCATGAAGAACTTTTTGGCTACAATAGAAAAACCTAGAGGAGTATATATTAAGGCTGAAGGCAGACTGGGTAAAGAGATCAGAGAAAGATCTGGGATAAAATTTGTGTGGTCGGTAGATGAATGGGTAGATGGCACTTGTTTTGTTTTAGAAACTAATATTTATGAAACTGCCATGACTTGTATCAAGCAACTCATCGACAATGTAAAAAACAAACATAAATATTGTTTCATATTAGACTCTGTTGATGGCTTAATAGCAAAAAATGATGCCCCTAAAGGTTTTGATGAATTCTCTAAGATAGCAGCAGGAGCAAACATCGCATCTGTTTGGTGCAAAAAGACTAGTATAGCTTTAGGTAAAAGAGGACATATGGCTATTTTCATCAGTCAGGTAAGGTCAGAAATGAGAGACCAATATTCCAAAGAGCCTCCTAGACAGTCTGTATCTACAGGAGGATATGCTTTACAGCATTATGCCAACAGCGTTATTCAATTTCAGCCTAGATATAAATCAGATCTTATTCTTCAAAACCCTAGTTTGAAAACTATTGACGAAAAAAAGAATCCAATTATAGGTCACTTCGCAAAAGTTTTAATATGTAAATCTCCTAATGAAAAATCTAATGTTAGTTTAACTTACCCTGTTAGATATAATCGCTCTGGAGGTAACTCAATTTGGATAGAAAAAGAAATTGTAGATCTTTTATATGCTTGGGAGTTCGTTGAAAAGAAAGGTGCTTGGATTAAGCCCACAGAGGACTTTCAAGAGCTTCTTAAAGAGAATGATTTGGATTTTCCAGAGCAGATACAAGGAGATAACAACTTATTTAAAACTTTAGATCAAGATGAGAATTTATGTAAATTCTTAATAAGTTATTTCAGAGAACAAATTGGATCATGAAATTTGTTGATCGATTCGGAAAAGAAAGAAATCTTAAGAACGCAAAAAAATATTTGATTGATTGGGACAAACCCAGCAGAAGCAAGTTCCAAACAACTGTAAAAGAATTTTTACGGCCATACTGGGAAAATGATATTGTGTTTGAAGAGTTTAGGGTTGTTGGTAGCAGGTTGACTTTAGATTTTTACAATGCTAATAAAAAGGTGGCAGTTGAAGTTCAAGGCGCTCAACACACTAAATTTGTAAAGCATTTTCACAAAAATCATTTTAAATATGCTGATCAACTTAAGAGGGACGAGCAAAAATTAAACTTTTGCCAAGCTAATAATATAAAACTAGCAGAGGTTTATCCTAAAGACGAAATAAAAGCATCACTATTTAACAAACAAGATATTTACCTATGAATTTGCCAGAAGGAAGCGATAGCGGAGAATTTTGTATCCCTACAGAAATGGTTGACAAACTTTATGATTTGTCAGGTGGTGCAGATAAATATAAAGGTGTGATTATGGCTGTTTCCTCTGAAAACGGCAAGCCGCTTATTTATTGTAAATTTGATTGCGGAATGACAGAATTTGCTCTAACTAAAGCCTTGGAAAATCATTTTAAGCATCAAGCTAACGAGATAACAGAAGAAGATTAATGATATATAATTTCGAACTAGAAAAACAGTTACTAGCTGGCTTGCTTAAAGACCCAGAAAGTTTTGCAGAGATTTCTAACTTTATTAGTAATTCAGATTTTTATTCTAAGCAAAGCTCTTTGCATTCTGCTATATTTAGAATTATTCAACAAGCTATTGATGCAGGTGATGAAATTGATGAAGTTATTATAGCTCAAAGAGTAAACGAAGTAGGTTTGTCATTTGAAGATAATCTCAATCCTTCTGATTATATTAAGTCTTTGTCTTTAAGGAAAGTCCCCAAAGGTAATATTTTAAAAACAGCTAAAGAGCTTAAGAAATACACTATAAGAAGAGAGATACTAGAATCTTCGCAAGAAATAGTTAAGAAGATGAAGAGCATATCTCCAGAATCTTCTTACAGAGATATTATAGAAGTAGCAGATAACGTTTATAACTCTCGCATTAATCTTTATGAGATAGGAAACGACACTCCAGAAAATATTTATGAGGAAATGGAGGCTCTTGTTGAGGAGAGAGGTAATAATCCTGTTACAGAATTTGGTATGATGGGTCCACATACTAAAATAAATGATATTTATGGTTCTCTTTTGAGAGCTGGTAATATTACAGTTATTGTGGCTCGCTCTGGAGTCGGTAAGACCCAGTTTTGCATGGATTATTCTACTAAAGTTAGCTTACAATACAATGTGCCTGTTTTACATTTTGATAACGGAGAAATGAGCAAAGAGGAGCTTATTATGAGACAGTGCGCTGCTTTATCTGGTGTCCCTATGCATTTACTAGAGAGTGGTAAATGGAGACGAGCTGGAGAAGATGTCGTAGACAAAGTAAGATCAGTTTGGCCTAAAGTAAAAAACTTAAAGTTTTACTACTATAATGTTGGCGGTATGGATGTAGATTCTATGGTAAACACATTGAAGAGATTTTATTATGCTACAGTGGGCAGGGGCAATAAAATGGTATTTTCATTTGACTATATTAAAACAACTTCTGAAAATAACGGCAATAAATCAGAATGGCAAGTTGTTGGAGAGATGGTTGATAAATTTAAAAAGTGTGTTCAAAAAGAAATTTTACATGACGGCAACCCAGTTATACCTATGATTACATCAGTTCAGTCAAATAGGTACGGAATTACGACAAATAGAACCTCACAAAACATAGTTGATGATGAATCTATTGTTTCTTTGTCTGATAGGATTACTCAATTCTGTTCACATATGTTTATTTTGCGTAGTAAAACTACTGATGAGGTAGAGACTGAAGGTGGAAGATTTGGAACTCATAAGCTCATTAACGTTAAAGCTAGACATCTAGGTAGTGATATAGCTGGAGCTGTAGAACCTGTAAGTATAGGTGACACTTTGAGAAAAAATGCTATTAATTTAGATTTTAATAATTTTAATATAACAGAAAGAGGAGATCTTAGAGATATAGCGAGAGTTTTAAATGGAGAGGAAGATTTAGCTAGTGATGGAATCCAAGAAACAATCCCCGATTTTGATCAATTCTGAAGAATTCCAAGGAATTTTAGAATCTATAGGTTACAGTCTGATAGATTGTGGCGATCATTGGAGAACCCAAGCTCTTTACAGAGATGGAGACAATAACACTGCTGTTAAAATATACAAAAATACTGGTGTATGGATGGATTTTGTAGAGAATAAAGGGTGTAAACCTTTTGAAGCTTTGATAAGGCTTACTGTTAAAGATAATAAGCAATTAGATCAAATTCTAGTAAGTTCATCTACAGAAAATACAACTATTTATCAGCCTAAAGAAAAAATCGAAATGGAAAAAATTTATGATGATTCTCATTTAGAGAGGTTGTTCCCTAACTATAACTTTTACAGCAAAAGAAAAATTTCTGAACAAACTCAAAAAGCTTTTCAGGTAGGTTTGGCTGGAGTAGGTAAGATGTATAGAAGAATGGTCTTTCCAGTATATAATGAACATAAACAAATTATTGGCTTTTCTGGAAGAAAAGTAGATGATGACAACAATTACCCTAAATGGAAACATATAGGGAAGCGTAACAATTGGGTGTATCCTGCCTTTAATAAAGGTACAGGTGTAGAAGAAGAAATTGATTTACGCAAAGAAGTAATTTTAGTAGAAAGTATAGGTGATGCGTTGGCTCTTTATGAACAAAACATTAGGAATGTTCTTGTCCTTTTTGGTTTATCTGTTAATAATAATATTATTAATTACCTTAGTAGCAGGTCTATCAGCAGCATATATATTTCAACAAATAACGACAACAACAGTGAAGAAAATAGAGGGTTTATTGCGGCTTTAAAAAGTTTTCTAAAACTATCTAGCTATTTTGATCTTACCTCTTTAAGTGTAAAATTCCCACCGAAGTCGTATAATGATTTTGGTGATGCTCATTTAGATGGTTGCGACATTAAGAAATATTGGGATGAAAAACCAATAGATCAAAATGCCCAACTAAAATTTATTTGCGATTTTGTTAAAAACAATTCTTCAAGTTTCACTAAAAAAGAAATAAAGACAGCTTTATTACTTAGTGATGCCTGAACCCAAGACACCTCTTTCTGCCAGCCGTATCAAGACTGCTCAATCGTGTTCTTGGTTGTATTGGTCGAAGTATAAACTCCGTCTTCCAGAAAAAGGAAATGATGGAGCTAGAAGAGGATCTATATGTCACCTTGTTTTTGAAGTTCTTGGTGTTAAAAAAAGAAAAAAATATTTTAATAAAATAATTAAAACTAAAGACGTTTTTTCTGTAGCTTCTATTAAAAGGTTAATTATAAAACACGCTATAAAAGAAGGTATTGATGATAGAGAAAACATAGAATTGATGAAGGACATGATCTTTAATGGATTGTCCTATGATTTTTTTGGCGGTGATTTATGTAAGCCAACAGAAGAATACTCTGAAAAAGATTTTGATATAGTTAATACCGAGGGGGTTTTTAGTTATAAAATAAGAGGCTTCATTGACAAACTTTTTTTATATAAGAAAGAAAAATTCGCTCTCATCAGAGACTTTAAAACGAGCAAAGATGTATTTAAAGGCAAGGATCAAACAGATAATTTGCAAGACTTGATGTATAGTCTAGCTGTTAAAAAGCTTTTTCCAAAATACTCCAATAGAGTAAGTGAGTTCTTATTTTTGAAGTTTGATTTAAATCCTAATGCTTCTAAATCTGGCGTTGTTAGGATGAAGCCTTTAGACCCTGACGAATTAGAAGGTTTTGAGTTACAACTCACAGAGATCCAAAAATATCTAGATAACTTTTCAGAAAGAGACGCTAGATATAATTTTGCAGCTCATCAAGGATTCCCTAAAGATAATTCTTTTAGTGGCAAGTTACTCTGTGGATTTGCCACTCGAAAGGGAGAATTAAAAAAAGATGGCTCTCCTAAATGGCACTGTCCTATGAAATTTGATTTTTTTTATTATGAAGTCTACGACAAAGAAGATCAGTTTTTGAAATCGTATTTTGAAGAAGAATTTTCCGAAAGTATGATTCCTGAAGGTGGTTACTGTGAACTTAGATATTATAACGGTTGTCCTGCACATTCCTCTTGACTTCTTCGGTCAATTTGGTATATTTTACCAATGATACCCGTATTTAAGTCCACTTATTCTATCGGTAAGAGTATTCTAACTCTTGACGAAGATGAGATCGAAGGTGGTCCCGATAGTATATTCACTATATGTGAAGAAAATAATATAAAATCATTAGTCCTTGTAGAAGACTCTATGACGGGATTTGTTACTGCTCACAATAGGTGTAAAGATAAAGATATTGATCTTGTTTTTGGACTTAGGCTGACTTGTTGTAACGACATAAAAGAAGATGATAATTCAGATCATAAGATTGTAGTATTTGCTAATAATGATCTTGGATGTAAACTTCTTTATAAGATTTACTCTTATGCTCACACAGGTAACGGGAAGGTAGATTTTGCGTTTCTTAATTCTGTCTGGAATGACAGCGTTGAATTAATTATACCTTTTTACGATTCATTCATCTTTAATAATAATTTTCATTTAAGGAAATGTGTTCCTGATTTTACTAAGATAATGCCTACGTTTTGGGTAGAGGAAAACAATCTTCCATTCGATGAGTTACTCAAAGAGAAAGTTGTTGCATTCTCTACTAGAATCGATAGACCCATTAAGAGAGTAAAAAGTATTTACTACAAGAATAAGTGTGACGTAGAAGCTTTGCAAACCTACAAAATTATTTGTAATAGAAACTTTGGGAGACCTGCTACTCTAAGCTGCCCTAATCTAGATCACTTTGGAAGCAATGAATTCTGTCTTGAATCTTACTTAGAAAAACAAAATGAACGAATCACTACTTAGATTTAATAAAAAACAAAGATATGTGGTCTTCGATACTGAAACAGAGGGCTTAAACTTGGTCACTTCTCGACCTTGGCAAGTTGCATGGTTATTGGTAGAGGGCGATAAAGTCATTGCGCGTAATGATATGTTTATTCATTGGCCTAATCTTAATGTTTCAGAAGGGGCTGCTAAAGTCACAGGCTTCTCCATGAAAGAATACAATAAAAAATGCAAAGCCCCCAATCAAGTTTGGGAGGAATTTTCTAAAGATCTTTACAATGAAAACAATTTAATCATCGGTCAAAACTTGTTAGGGTTTGACGTTTACATGGTAAATATTTGGCGTAAGCTAATGGGTAAAGATCCAGACTACTCTTTTGTTTCTCGTATAATAGATACAAAGTCTTTAGCTACTGCCATAGCCAAGCAAATTCCTGTTGATAAGGACGAT